TTCGAAAGCAACATATCCATTCTGATTGTTAATTGCTCCCTTCCAATAATAGTAAAACATATTCAACCCGTTTGGAGTTGAAATGATGAACATCTTAGTAGATTGACCGGAGGTAATTGTTGGATATACTGATGTAAAGAATTCTTCTGCTATTTGAGTAGGAATGTGAGCAAACTCGTCAAGTAGAATGCAGTTAAAAGATCCACCACGAATTGCGGATGAAGATGTTGCTGCTGCTAAAACTCTAGAACCATTTTCTAAAACAATAGATCCTTTATTCCATTCTATGACACCCTGCTGTAACCACTTTGGTAAATATTCATATGCCATCTTAATTCTTCCAAGAATTTCAATAGCAGTAGATTGTTTGTTTGCCAAAATAGCAACATTCATGTTCTGATTGAAGAGAACATAATGTAATAGGTAAGCACCTACTGTTGTAGTTTTTCCTACCTGACGAGGTAGTTTTCCTATTACGAATCTATTTTGATGTAATTTAGCAATTAAGTCTTTTTGAAAGTCATACATTTCAAATGGAACAAGACCTTTGTCTACAGCAACAATCTTGACATATTTTTCAACAAAATATACAGGATCGTTTGCACATTTTATATATTCTTGAACCTGTTCTGGTGTAAATTGTTGCTGTACACCTACTGGTTTAAGATTGGGATTTCCCAAATAACCATCTTTTTTAGCTGTCATTTTCTATTTCTTCTGTTGGTATTGCTTTCAATTGACTACGAGACTGATTGATTAAATTTTGAAGATCTCTTGTAGATCCAACAAATATAGAATTATTTGTTGTATTCTTAACTACTTTATTTGTTCCCAGAGCATCTGCGGTAGTTTTATGAATATTCATTAAATCTGTATTTACTTCACTTATAGTTTTAATCAATATCGATGCAACTTCATATGCTCTTGGTGAATCCCCTGCTTCTGCAACCTTCATTATTCCATCAAGAGATTCAAAACCTTTATTAATCAATTCCTTCATATTTTTACGAGCAGAGTCAAAATCTTGACGAACTTGATCTTTTCTTTTTATTTTAACTTCTTTGACTAAAGGATTCTCTGTATTTTCTAAAATTATTTTTTCGCTTTTAGCAATATCTAATATCTCTGAAAGTTTTTCTTCAGATGATTTATATTCACTCATGGCCAATCTCCCGTCACTTGTGTGATCGATCCTGTTATATGATTTCCAGTATATCCAATATCTCCAACATAGTAATTCACAGCAGTAGATCCTGGATCATTAAAGAAGTTTATATCTGTTCTTTCTATAATACCACCAGTACTTCCACAAATTTTTGGATAGATATATGTCTTTGCTGTAAAATCAAATGTACTGATTAATGCTCTTCTATTTTCAAAAGTTCCTTCATAATCCTCATTTATAGAAACTCCATTTAATACAAATGGAATATCCACTGTATCATGAATATCATTCATTTTAATTGTTACAGTATAGTCTGGGGAAAAATATGGAAGTATTTGTTCAATAATTTGTAACATATCATCCATATTTCTAGTGAAAGCGAAAAGAGAAAAATTTATATTATAAGGAACTTCAGAATATATTGTTTTATAAATTCCATTTACAACTTCTGCTCGTTGTGTAACTCTATTTAATTTTCTAGAAGGATCATACATCATCGTAGTAATTTCAAATCCTAGTTTTGGTAAAACAATTTGAACTCTACTATTTTTAGATAAACTGCTTTCTTGAGTTAATCTCCATATAAATTTTTCTTTGCTTCCATAACTCAAAGGTACTCGAATTTTTTCAATTTCAGTACCATCCTCTTCAAATCTACTAACGTATACAGATTCAAATAAAGATCCAAATGCTATTACTATTTTTCGAATAGATTCGTTGTAAAATGTTTGAGAAACTGTAAACATTATGAGCACTCCTCAGAAAATGGATTATCTCTACTAAAGTTTAATGTAGTATCTGCTTCTTCTGCATATACATCATTTTCTATTTCAGAAACACCTGAAATTGGATCTATAGAAAGATTTACATTAGTTTCTTCTACATTCAATAAATAGTATTCTGTTCCGTTTATAACATTCTTTATAGATTGTGTACCAGAAGTTCCAGCAACAAATGTACCACTAATTCCTTTAATATAAGTTGTATTTCCTGTATATTCTATTATTGTTCCCTCTGCGGTTGCATTTCCATATGTTGCAGTAGAACCAGTAACTCCATTTACTTGAAAGATATTATCTCCACGTTTCAATGCCACTGATCCTGTAACTGGAGCACCCGAAATTGTGAAGGAATACATGTTATATTTTCTCTTCTCTTCAATTTCATCAATTTCAGTAACACCTGTATCGATTTTCTCGAATGAATATGTAAAGAGTTCGCATGTTAATGTATATACATTTAAAGTTCCAAATTGGAAAAATGGAATTTTATCTTCGACATAATTAATTTCAAAAATACTTTTATTGAATGGAAAGTATATTAGATCCCCTTCTCTTGGAGTTCTTATTGTAGACTTATTATATACTTCTTGTTCAAATCTAGTTTTGGATACCTGTAGCGTTACTCTATCTGTTAAGTTAATTCCAAATTTATTAATTATATTCATTTGTCCGCCAAATGCCGTGACATTTTGAATATACATTTCTATTGTGTATGCATTTTTAAATTCAGAAATTGGATCTTCTCCAAAAATAATATCACGATTTAAATATTCTCTAGGAATATAAATCATATCTCTTCCCATAGCTTTGATTGTTTCTACAATCAAATCATCTAGTAGAGTTTGTTCTCCGATATATTCTTTGAAGTATGGATTTGTTGCCATATATTATCCCATTATGAAATCTACTGGGAGTTCATGTGTTAAGTAGAATTCTTGTTCTACAGCAGCAATTTCTGCCATAGCATCTTGAAATATTTGTTGCCCTTTAAATGTAATTCCACCTGGAAGTTGAACGCCATCATATTTTAACATATTCGATCCCCATTGTCTCTTGATCAAAGCAGTTAGATATTTTTTCAAAAGACGATCGTTATAGATTTCTGTATGTTTATCTGGATCTAATATCGCATATGCTTCTATGACAACATATTGATTTGCTGTTATATCTCCAGCAAGAGCATCAAGATAAATTTTATTTGTTACTTTACTGAATCTAATTGATTTTTCTGGACTAAAAAATTGTTCAAGTAAACTAATGTATGACATTGTTACATGATAACCAGCAAGAGGAGTTGATTGACTTCCATTCAATCCTCTATTAATTCCAAAGTAATCAGTTAGTGCTAACTGATATCTAACATCAAACATATTTACACCAGATAAAGTTCCAAATCTAAAAACTTTAATAACAGAAAGAATATCATTTCCTGTAGGTCCATTCGGATCACCCGAAGGAGTTTGAATGTCTTCAATTTCAATAAATCCACGATCTATATCAGTTTGTGTCATCTGATACTTAAAATATACTTTTTGAACACCATCGAAATGACGTTCTTGAAAGAATTGAAGTGCTTCATCAAGACGATCTTCGCATTGTTGTTGATCTACATTGATTTGAATGACAGGATAACCTAATGTTCTCAAACAATGTTCTATAAGTGTTTGTCTTGAGTCTGGTGCTGACATATAAAAACTCTCCTTATTTTATTTATAAGGAGAGTTCTTTTAATTATTTTGTTTCTTCTTTTTGGGGAGTTACTGGAGGTTCGTGTGTTTTCACTGCAACCTTTTCTATTTCTTTATATGCCATTTGCTCAATGTAGTATCTGCGAGTTATAGGAGCATTTGCTTCATCTGGTTTTGACTTTTCGTAATTCGAAAAACCAGGCATTTGTAATGGACAAGAAAGACGAGGATAATCTAGTTTACTATATTCATCATCTTGAGCAAGCAACCAAGTTCCTTTACGATCTCCACATCCACAACCACCACAGAAAAACTTTCCAGGAGTTGAACTTTGCTTTAAAAATTCACATGGCGGTAAAACGCCACCTTGTTCTTTGTTTCCAAAGCAAGATATAACTCTAAGTTGTTTCATTGGAATTGTAACTTTTTCGTTACCAAATCCACGAGAAGCAATTGCTGATGCAAAACTTTGCATCATTGTCAATTTTTCTTTAACTGCTCCCTCTTTTTTAATTTCTTCTTTTCTAAATTCGGGTTGATTTGGTTCTTCTGGTTTATTTTGATTATTTTTATTTTTGCAATTACATCCCATATAAATCTCCAATCATTGTAAAACTATACGTCTGAAGAATAAAGCAGTTTCTATGTTTCTTTTATTTATAAGAATATTTCTATAATCAACACTATTTATGTTTGTTGGATTTAATCCATATACAAAACTTTTATTTTGTAGTTTACTTTTATTTGTTTTTGGATTTAAATATTTAGTATTGAATATACTAGATGAAATCAAATTAGCATAAATTAACTGACTCTTACCAAACAAATATTCTGCGTAAAAATTCAACTCATATATTGAAGGCAAGTAATAATCAATAAAACCATTTCTTGGTGTATTTTTAATTGTATTTGCTAAAGCAGTGTTTAGTCCTACAAAAGTATTACCATCTCCGTAGGTATTATAATAACCATCCCATAAAGATGTTTTAAAATCAGCATCTATTTCTTCTTCTAACAAAAAAGGAACAGAATATTTAATTTCATTTACAATCAATGCCCATTGTGAATAGTCCCCACCTATTGAATCTGAAACAAATCTACCAGAAGAAGATGAACCAAAATTTATGTTTCCGCGAACAATACTACTTCTACCATTTTTTGGAGAAGGTTTATAAATTCCTATGTAAATTCCACCCTGATATTCGTCTCCAACTTCTAAACCTAAATCTTCAAACGTAGACAAAGGCATTTGTTGGGGTTGGTATCTATTATTTGTTTTTACTGGATTTGTTGGTTTAAGAGAAGAATTACAATATGGTTGATCTTCATCTTGTTCTGGAACCCAATATCCATTACATATTTCTCTAGGAGATATTGTACATGTATATTCATATGTACCATCAACAAGTTCTAAAGTGTAACATGAACCCATTTCAAATCCTTGATAAAGATTTGAAGATAATGCCATTCTAGTAAGATATTCGCTAGAAGCACATGTAACAGTAGAATCTCCAGACTTTAGGGGAGGATTTCCGCATCTTTTGTCATCTGTAAAAACAGAAGGATATACATCTGTAGATAAAGCAGCACAGTCTGCGGAAGTACAAACGTCTTTACAAATTACGTTTGTTGGCCAACCAGTATCTTCATCAAACTCTAAGTGACAACATGCTCTGGGTGTTCGAATATCTTGATTGTTTGAAACACAATACGTTTGCCAATTAGTATTTGTTAATTCTGGACAACTTCCTTCGGTCCACTTTCCACCAATTCTATTACATTCACATTTTGTAACATTACTACGAGTTCCCGATCCAAGGTATGGATTTGCCATGTTTTGTGAATATGTTGGTATTGAAGATAAAGGATCTGTAACATATGAACAAGAACAGCAGCAACCTCTTTTAGTATCCACATCTGGACAAACTAAATTTTCTCTAGATTCTCCTTTTGTCGGTATAAAATGACCACCCTCATTAAAACATTCTATAAATGATTTTGGACTTCCAGTTGCTCCAGTTATACCACAACAAACTCCATATGCGTTGAGTATATTTGAGTAATCAATTGCTGGTTTTATTCTGGAGCGAAATTGTAGTGTCATGTTTCTTGCTCGTTACAAGGTTCGAAATCATCACAACCAACGTCACAGAGTATAGGAATACAAATCTCTTCATTATTTATGAGGACTTTTACTAAACGAATATCATCAAAAGTACCTGTGGGATTGTCAGTTGGCGATGTCAATGGAGATGGAGTTTGACCCGGAAATCCATTATTAGCACAATTATAATGTCCAGCAGCATCCCCAGGATCACCACAAGCACAAGATCCTATCATTTTTCTTCTTGGAAATGAAGTTAATCCTAGAGCAGTTCCATATTGATTATAGCAAGGATCTTTAATAGAAGCACAATTATCTCCACAAGGATCATATTGTGCTGTATCACATTTACCATTTATACATGTTCCATAATTAATATCAAAACCTGATCCTGGTGATTCTCCTGGTTCTGTTGGGTCAGTTGTTTCATCATTTTCACAATGTCCAGGACTAGCTGAAGTTTGTGTTGTATCGTTGCAAAGAGTTCCAACAAATGGACATGGGCATTTTTCTAAACATCCACCACAAGCAATTGCTTTTTTCTCGCTTGTTTGATATGTTTGTGAATCTGAGCAACAGTTACTAGTGGTTTGGGTGGCAAAATAATTGAAAATATCTTGATCTGATAATTGAGAACATAAACTCATATCAAAATTGGCAGAACAATATCCTGGTGGTAGAGCACATGGTGAACTGGCAGGACATGCTCCCAGTCCAAACATATCAGTACGAGCAAATGCACAGCAAGAAGCAAATGTTTGAAATGTTCCTTTTACTCCAGCACATGCATTATTATCCCCACCCAAAGCAAAATCTTCACATGCTAATCCTGGTGGTGCA